GGTATCTCGGTCGAACTGTACTGCTCGCCGTAACCGCCCCAATAAAAGCCATATCCAGTTCGCGGATAGAGAGATGCGCCGGCGCCTGGAATGAAATCCGCCGAGCCGATGCCTGCACCGTCCGGCTTGATAACGCCAGCACGTGGCCAAGCGAGGCGCTGGTCACTCTTCGCCCTGTCGCCGTGCCAGTTCTCACGATTGAGCCGCTTCGCCGCGTCAAACAGCGCCCGAGTCCGATCATCGGATGTCGCGGTGTCCCATGCCTCCATGTTCCGCCGATCATCGAAGTAGGCGCTTGCCTCTTTAAGATCGACGTAGCTATTGGCGTTTGCGGCCCCGACTGTTGTAACGATGGCGCTCGGCATTACTTCTTACTTCCGGCTCCTGGATTTACCACTCGAACCGGCGCCGGTTTTGCCTGCGGCGTCCGCTGGACCTGGATCGTCGGGTTTGACGTCGCTTTTGCCGACAGTTTCGCCGCTGGCAACAGCGTCGCCAGACTCTGGTTGTTGTTCTGATTGTTGTTCACGTGCGGCCTTTTTCTTTTCGACCTCAGCGTAAGCCTGATCGAAGATCGCCTCTCCGGTGAGAGACGCAGGGGGCTCGGCCGTATAACCGAGCCCCCTTGCCAGGATTTCGCGCGCATCCACAGGCGCGCACTGATGCGGCTTGCCATCCGGAGAGTAGATCGTCGCCACTTCCGGCGGCTTCTCGCCTAATTTCTGCCCGCGTGTGGTTTGCGCGTTAGCCATTAGCTACCCTTTTGAAGAGCGGCAAAAGCCGTGTAGTTGATACCGGTGGCGATTGTCCCGGTCACGTCCGTGAACAGGCGCATATAGCGACGCCACACGCCGTTGCGCTCGTTGCGGAACGGGAGAACGAAGCGCCCAGCCCCGTCGTCCACGTCTACGCCCGAGCCGCCGAACGCGGTCGCGATGGTCGAGCCGTCGCCGAGCGGCAGAATCGCCCCGATCACGACATCGCTTGCGAACGTCGAGCTGCTGCTGAACTGCGCGATGATGTTGTAGCGCTCGTCGCCAGTCGCGATTTCGATTGCGCTCACGTCGATGACAATGTCGCCTTCGACCAGTCCGACGCCGAGGTCGAGAACCTTCGCTGATCCGCCTACCTGAGCGGCGGCGTCAGCGGCGATAAGGCCCGCGTCCTTCAGCAGCATGCTGATGTCGAAAGTGTAGGAAGGTCTGTGCTTTGCACTTGTATGACGCATAGTGTTCCCTCAAAAACAGAGATATGCGCGAGCGAATAACCCGCGCGGGTTTATTCACTCTTAGGCTGTAACGGCGGCATCGGCGATCGACCAGAGGCGAGCGGCGGCGCGCGGATGGAACAAGGCGATACCGGGGAACCATTCGACGCGAGTCCTCATCACCGGCTTGGTCTGCAACTCGCCGAGGTCTCGAACCGTGATCCCGCCGTTTTGAATCCCCTGAAGCATTCCTTCGCCGAGGCTGGCGCAATAGATTGAGGTCGCGGTCGCGGTTCCCGATGTCGCCGCTTCGTTGAATTGCAGGATTTCAGCGCCGGTGTTGTCCTGATCCACAATCAGGATAGGCAGGCCGTTATATTGCGTGACCTGGCGCCCAAATTCGTCCACCGAATAGGTTACGAATCCCCCGACCGTGGTCAGTCGCGCGGCGGCCGACAAACGTCGGCGCATTGTGCGATTCATGATCAGGTGAGTCGGGTTATCGACCGCGTCGATCAACTCGTCGAGCTTAGCGAGGCTAAGCGCGGTGCCGTTCGCTGTGGCGCCAGCCGCAATTAACTGCGTGCCAGTCAGGCGAACCTGCAAGCCGTCGAACTCTCGCTGATCGGAAGTTTGGTCGCCCTTAAGAAAAGCCTTCGTCCAGCGATGCGCGAGCGCCTTGACCTTCATAGCCTCTCGCGTGGCCCTTTGCCCCATGCCCATCGTTTGCAGGATGAACATGTCCACGTCGAGATCGCCACCGGCAATCACCAGCGGCTCGATGACAGGGTTGATCACGCCTACGTCTTCAGAGTACGCCTCGTTGACGCCACGAAAGCCGACGCCCGGCAGCGTCTCTTCGCGGTTGTACTGAAGAGCGTTGCCCTGAATGGTGTCAAAAGGTAGGGCGCGCAGAATATCTGAATTCTGCGCGTAGAGATTGATGATTCCAGCTCGCAATTGAGCGCCACCATTGGCCGCCTGTTTTGCGGCTTCGATCAATGTCATTGCCATTGCTGCATCTCCTTGCCCTGCCTTGCGACAAGGCTATTATTCTTTGCTCCCGCTTTCGCGAGCGCGTTTCAACTGCTCGGCAGGCGACAGCTTTAGGAATTCCGTGCTTGAAAGTCCCGCGCTGCCGACTTTCTTATCGTTATGCGCCCCGCCGCCCCCGGCGTCGGACGCCTTGTAAAATTTCGGTCTCTGCTCTTTGTAGAGCGTTTCAAAAAACTTCTGCGGGGTTACGTCGCTGACGTCGCCATCCGCATCAAGCAACACGATCTTGCCGCCGTCGTCGAGTTTGAACCGGTGCTGAACGTCGAGCATGACAAGGTCTAGGTCTTCGGCGATTACGCCCGCCTTCACTGCGATATCGCGCAGCGGGACGGTCAGCTTGTAGTGCTTCAGGTCTCGCTCAAGTTCGGAGATCTGGCCATCCTTGGCCTTTGACTCGTCGCCGATCTTGCCGAGCGCTTTCGCGTGCAACCGCTCAAGCTCAGCCTTTTCATCTACCGTCAGCGGCTTGCCCTGCTTCTTCAATTCGCGCAGGTGTAAAAGCTCATCGAGTTCGTCGTCGGCCAGTTCCGCAAACTTCGTATACCGGCCAAGCTTCTTGTTGGCCTCGTTGATCGCGGTCTCTTTCTTACTCAGCTTTTCCTTGTAGGGCGCGACGTCCTCAAACTCGACTTCCTTCAGGAAAAACTTGCCGTCCTTCTGCTCGTATGACGGCTTGAATGCTTCGGGGACGCTTTCTAGCGTGTCCACGACGCCAAGTAGTTTCGGCATAAAATCCCTTTCTCAGATCGGGGTTATTCGCGGCCTTCTGGTCGCTACGGCTGGAATCTACACAAGGCGGAATTTTTATTTTTCCGCGCTAGTCGTCGTCATCTGGGCGGGGCGGGTTATCGAGCGATCTCGCAAGAATGTCAGCCTTAGCCTGCGCCTCTTTCTCGATCCGCTCTTTCTCTCTCTTCGCGTCAAAGTCGGCCGGATTCTTCCCGGCCTTGCCGAAAACATCCCACATCGTTTCAAGGCTGTACTGTCCCGCCGCGACCGCGTTCGTCCAGAACTTCATTTCTTCAGGCGTTAGCGTCAGGTCGTCCAGGCTTGCGCCGAGTTCGACATTGCCGCCTGTCGTCGCCTTTGGGTCGAGATATTGGGCGTGGAATTCGAGCGCGAGTTCGATTGCGCCTTTCATACTGCGGGCGGCCGTTGCAAGGTCGGAGGATTCTTCTATCTGATCATTTCTCTCTTCAGTCGCGGTAATCGGCCCGCCTGTCTGCTTTACCAGCAGCGATAGGCCCATGATCGACATCCGAGTTTCGATATCTTTAATGTCCTGGCTCGCGGCAGCTAGCGCGGCGCCGGTCGTCTCCGCGAATTCCACGGTCCCGTTGTCGCCAACATCGAAAAAGGTATAAGGCCCGACCGTTTCGACCTTCTTGTTGGTGTCCCGCCCGCGGAACCAGAGCAACGGACGCGACGAGATATGCAAATAGATCGAAAAGTCGTTGTATTTCTGGAAGTGGGCGACGTTGGTCAGGGCAAGGTCGAGTAACGGCGGGCGGCTTTCGAGAATGCCACATTTGCGGCTGTAGACGATCGCGACGGGGATCTCTTTCAACGATGTTTCGCCGAATGATTCAAGTGTAATTTGGATCTCGTTCGTCGAGATTTCAGTCTCGCGATAGACTTCCCAGGTGCCGGGGCGCAAGACGCGATAGCGTATAACTGGCTGCTCGCCGTATTCGCCGTTGGGCTCCTGTGTGGTCCACTTGAAAACGATCAGATCAAGCCGAGTCTGGCCATTCACGACCGACGTGCGCCAGTTGATAATCTGATCCGCTGTATAACTTACCCAATACGGGCGACGATTGGCTGTTAATTCGTCAGCCTGCGTCGAGCCCTCTGGCAGTTTCGGCGGCATATCAACCAGAATCGCCGCGTGCCCGTCGCGCATTGCGTCGGCGAAGACCTCTTTGCAAAAGACATCGCCATTCGTGCCTGCGTTGTCAATGTTCGCCCACTGCCCCTCGATGGCCGGCTGTCCGGCGGCGGCCTTTCTGCCTCTGATTGTCTCCGGAACGTTGTCGGCGAGTTTGGGATCATTGCGGAAGACCATGCCGACGAGTCCGTTGAGCGTGATATCCGTCGCATTGAACAAGATCGCGCGCGAGCGGCGGTATTCCCAGTGCTGGGTATCTTCGCCCGGCTCAAGCGGCAGGTATGTCGCGCCTTTCTGACGCAGGCAGCGCGTCCCGGCGACTACGTCTTGCACGATCTGCCGGTCAGCGGCCATTGGCGCATAAACCGCGCGGCAATAATTCGGCTTGTTGTTCAGGTCTTCAGCCACGGCGGGAGATTACGAGAGGCCGGGGATTTATTTTTCTGGGAATAAAAGAGCGGTCGCGAGAACTAGGCCAAAAGCCAATCGCGACCGCTTGGAGAGTCACCCATTCGTGATTATTGTCGCCTCAGCGCCCCTTTTATTTTTACCGGAAGAACGTACCCTGATTGAACTGCCCGCCGAGCGCTAATTCGTTGAA